TCCTGCTGCTGATTTGCATATAGTAACTACTGGTAGTAGTAGTCAAGATGGAACATTCAAAGTTGGTGGATCTGATAGTTCTTTAGGATTTGTTTTAGAATATGACCAAGCGAGTAATACTGTTTCAAAAATCACTGCAAACCCAACCTACACAAATGGTAATGCTTTACTAAAAATATGTGTCGATGGAAATGACAACCCTGATCAGTTGGTATTAAAAGGTAATGGTAATGTTGGTATTAATGAAAGTTC